CCCATGCGATCCTGCCGGCTGACGGGTATCCTTCCTCTCCTGGCGAAAATCCCTGCCCTTCCTTGTCGACCTCGTGCCTCGCGAAATAGCTGACCATTCGACTGATCGTGTCAGGAGATAAGTTCCTGCGGTTGCTGATGTCTCTGGCTCTGGCGACTCCGACTTCGGTTCCGCCTCGGTTATATTCCTCGCGCCATGTAAGACCTCGGCTCGCCTCTTCAGCCATCGCCTCAGTTGGTTTGAAATCAATCGGCATTTGTTTGCTGTGCTGTTTGTGCGTTGTCTGGATCCGGCTGATCGTTCGGTGTCATCATCGCGATTTCTCGCGCATCGATTTTCACGCCGTATTTATCCTCGATCTCCTTGACGATAATCTGCCTTAATGCAGCTTCTTCTGCCTTTGCTCTTACAACGTCGCTGTATTTCTTGCCCATCGCTGCTGTGATGTCTCCGGCAGACTTAAAGCCGAGCTTGTATGCAGACTCGAGTTCCTTCATCACGCGGCCGTCGTCGATCGTTAGCTTCGGCGGCGTCGAGAACTCCCACTTATACCAGTCAGCAGACTGCGGTAGGTCGCCGCGCTTCTGTGCTTTCGCGACCGCGTAGGACACGATGCGACGTGCTGCGTAGAAAAGTAGATCCTGCCGGTCCTCAATCGCACGTTGCGCCATTGCAATCTCGGTGCGCTGTGCCGTGCCGCCGCCGGCGCCGTGGCCGTTGTAAAAAGCATATGGCCAGTTCAATCCGGCATACGCAGATTTGAGAAGTCGGTCGTGGAAGTCCAAGAACGGATTGCCGGGTCGATTGTTGACTAGCGTCTCGATCTTGCCGCCGCTGTTCGATTTGAAATAACGAACCGTGCCGCCGTCCATGCTCTCGACGACCATGCCCTTGTTTGCGCTCTCGCAGTTGCCGAGGAGCATATTTCGAGGATCTTCGGTGTCGGCACCTCCGGTATCGTTGTATTCGATGAGACTGATGCTGCTCATCTGCATCATCGCCAAGCGTTCCCACTCGGTAGATTGGATGATGTCCCGGCAGTCGTTGATGCAATGAGTGAGCGCGGTCAATCCGCGTCCCTGATACTGCCACTCCGGATCGTAAAGGTGGATGATATTGGCAGCCGGTATCCACTCAGAAAGCATCCCTTGCTTGTCGCAGAATGCGTATTCTTTTGGGGTTCCGCTGGCAAGATAGATGATGCCGTCCTTCAACTCTCCACCTCTCATCGGGCCGTCTCTCATGCCCTTCGGCGTTGCGATCCGGTGTGATGGTATTCCCTGATAAAGCGGGAAGCCGTTCTTGGTTTCCGTCATCAAGATGAAAATCTCGCCGTCAACGTCAATCGCGCTCGACCATGTGAAAAGGTTGGTCTTGAAATCGTGCATCCCTCCTCGGGTGTCACCGATCGGATAAAAGGTTTCATTCAGCCATTGCGTCGCAACAATCCCAAACTCCGTGTCTTGTCCTTTGAACTCCGGCATGAAGGCGCGGCCGACGGAATACATCGAACGCTGATTGATCGCGTTCTTGATCGGTCCGAAGTTAATATAGATGCGTCGAGCTTGGCTCTGTAAATTGACACGATCCGCTTCTGGAATAAGGTCAGAAATGTCTTTTTTCTCAATCGGCTCCCACGGTCTATGATTGCCGCTCAAATACTGAGAATTGGCTGCCGCCCTGGCTGCCTTGTATTGGATTGAGTTGCCGTATTGATCGAGGATTGCCATTAACTAGCCCAGCGTGTCAAAACCTGCCGTATGTCCGAGTCGTATAGGGGACAAGTCCAAGGTCAATATAGCTGATGGCTTTGCTCATCGCTTCCATTGTTTCAGGCACCGACAAGCCGACTTGCTTGCCCATGCTCACGCCGTTCTTCGTTGCGCTCGTCACTTTATCCAGACCGCCTTCGGAAATACTAGCGATCATCAATTCGTTGTATCTTTTGCGCAGCAAGTTCGCGAATTGAACATTCTTTAATCCTTGATTGCCCCAAAGTTTCGACACGCTATCAACTCCCATAGTTTACGCCGTCTTGTCAAAGATCAAATCCTTGGATTAGTTGAAGATTCATTGCCAAGACAATCTGCATCGCCTCGCAGTCCCAAGCATGGTTGTTCTGGCGGGTCTTGACCCATCGATATTCAACCTGCTTGGTTTTGCTGTTCGTAACTTCTCGCTTCGTCTCCGCATCGATCTGCTTTAGGTATTCGGCTGAAACGTCATCTGGCAGAAGCCAAGATCCTGACTTTCCGGTTCGGTGCGCGTAGAGAATGTCTTTGATTCGATCACTCGACCAATGCGCAAACCGGCAGGTTGTGCCGTTCGATGCGCTCGCGGTTGAGAATCTCTGATAGGGTCGCAGCTTGGTTTTGCCGTCCTTTGATGCCCATGGGAAACTGTCACGCGCCGATCCTTTGAACGCGGTCCAGTTGCGCTTGGCGCAGATTGAATAGACCATGTCGCTGGCAAATCCCGAGTCCATCACGATCATAGTCGGTGCGATGCTGTATCTTTTTGCAAGCTCGTCGGCTTGGTCGATTGTCTCGAGCCTGCCGAAGAATAGTTTCATGCTTTCACCGTTCGGTTTCCATGCCCGGATGACTACCCAGAAATGGTCCGCCTGAACGTCGATGGTCATGAATCGGAATCTGATCCCGTTCACGACTCCCTCCTCGTCAGTCAGTTTGCCGTCGGCATATTCACTCATCAGGTAGCCACCTCCGACAAGTTCCTGCCGGTTGTCGGTGATGTCCTCTTGCCAAGGCTCGGCGAGTCGCTTCTGAATAAACTGCCGCAGCGGATCGGTGTTGCCCTGCCTCAATGCCTCTTTTGCCTCCAGCCACAAAAGCACGATCTCCCAAAGCGGCTTCCGCCAGTTGCAGAGGACGTTGTAGTGAAAGCCGATCGAGCCAGGCAGCGCGGTGTCCGATGCGCTCGGGACGTAATAAGCCGACTCAGCCAGTCGCCGTCTCTGCTGCGTCGAGTCCTCAATCCGAAAATTGCATTCCTCATTCTGGCAGACAATGTATGCAGACCTTGCTCGGTCAATGTTCGACTGAGTGTCATCATCAAATCCTTTGACGTTGCACCATTGCCACGGCTGCACGGTGCCGCAGTCAGGACATGGAAAGCTGAACTCGCGCTTGTCGGTCTGCTCCCATGCCTTGTCAAGATCGTCTCCGGTCACGCCGGCTTGCGATAGGATAAAGAATTGCCGGTTCCACCGATCATGCAATCGACCTCGTGCCTCGTTCAACATCCCGGGCCGATACTGCCAAGCCTCGTCGTTGAACACGCGGCGCATGGATTTCGATTGCAAGCCGCTCAAATTGGCGCCAGTCAAAAACAAGCTCATCGACGGAAACAAGATTTCCATCTTCCTCTTTTTGTGCCGGTCGCGTGGCAGCAATGCCGCTGTCTCCGGTGTGTTACGTATCGCGTAATCCATCCTTGTCTCGGCCCAGTCTTTGAGGTCGTCATCGGTTTGCCCAACGAGCAGAGTCGGACCGGGATCCTCGGCGATGATGTAGCAAAGCCCTGCCTCCATAAATGTCGTCTTGCCGGTGCCGATTGGTGCAAGAAACACGACTTCTTTTGCTTCAGGATCTGCTAAGATTTCCAAAGGTTCACGCTGCCACGGTGCGTTGTTGACGTGAAAGCGCGGAGTCAATCCGTCCATTATAGCCACGCGATCACTTACCCATTGGCTTGGCGTAAGTGCAGATGGTGGTCGAAAGTTTCGGAAAAACGCCCGTTTAATTCTGCAGATTTTCTCTTGATGCAGGTGATTTGAGTTGTTGTCCTTCGTCATAAATTGTTTGGATCACGATTGCTGTTTTCTCACTGATCAACCGTTTCATCCCGGCTGCATCGAGTCCTTCAAGCATTGGCGGAAGATCTGCCTCAAGTCGTTTGATTGAGTTCCTGACCACGGCAGCGATACCGTCCATGCCATCTTCGATCTGCATCATTGAACAATATCTTTCCTGCTCAGTTTCAAGTGCGTAGCCAGCTCGGAGCGCATCGATCTGCACCTTGAGCGTCCGTGCATCGTTGTACGTTCTTGCAGCTTTTACTTGTCGCACTAGCTCTGCCAGCTCCTGCGCGTCTCCGGTAACTCCGCTGCGCTCCATGTGGCTCGCGCCCTCTGTCTTGCTTTTTTGCAGGAACTCGATGTATCCACGCACGCTGCGCCAAAGATCGAACTGATTGCGATCAGTCTTGAAGATGATCCCATCCTTGGCAAGCTGCCCGATGCGGGCGCTCGTCAAGTTGAACAACCGGCAGAGCTGTGTCGTGTCAGCCTGCGCCACTTTAGGAGCAGCTGGTGCCGGTGTGGTCTTTGCTACCTTCTTCGCTGGTGACTTCTTCGCGCTCATAGGTTATTGCTTTCGATGATCCACCCAGCGAAGTCGCCGAAGCGAAAAACTTCGGTTGCGTTCGGTGGTATCGTCCCGATCATGTCTATTGGTCGTTGAACTCCTGCGAGAGATAGTTCTTTGTCTAGCACCTGACTCGCAGGGACTCCGTTGCGTAGTTTCTCAGCCATAGCGAGTCGCGAGATGACAGTCCCAGCGTATCCATTAGCCTGCTCGCACTTGTCGAAGACGATCATTGCTCCTCCCGGCTTGATCTTGCGGGTCATCTCGTAAATCCATTGCCTGCGCTTAGATACAGGAAGGAACATAACAACAAGAAAAACAACTGCGAAGTCGAACTCCTCGAACTCGTAGGAGATAGCGTCGGCGACTATCGCTTCGCCCGGGCCGTTGTAGATCGAGATCATCTCGGGTGAGTTGTCGATCGCAATAAGCCGAGCTTTCCTATTGTCCAGCGTTTCCTTGATCGCGTTTCCTATGTTTCCTGTACTAGCCCCTACATCGTAGACGAGACCACCTTCGGGGATATAATGGCGAGCGACGTGACCGACGATCTGGGTCGCCATGTCATACCAAGGGAGCTGCTCCCTGACGTGAGCGTCGAATCCTTTCGCGACCTCGTTGCTCTTAAATGTCCATTGTTCGGGGATCTTCATAATTTGCTCAAGATTTGATCGCGGACCACTTCCGCGACGTAGCTCATCATAACAGGTGGAACCGATCGACCACATCGCTCCCATTGCTTGGCATAAGTCCCTGCAAGGATGTAGTCATCTGGAAAACCACAAATCTTCCGAAGTTCCTCAATGGTGAATTTTCTCTTCGCTCCTGACTCGACATAAACGCAAGTTGCGAGTCCGTTGCCGGACGATGGGGAAGATCCGACAGTCGGATATGGCCATTTATCTGATTTTACTTTTGCAACTCCGCCAAAGCCTGCACCTATATCGAACGCGGTGATGTGAGGATTTGCGTCGGCGACTGTGTAGCGATATGGAAGAGGATCCGGGTGAACCGGATCGAGTCCGAGGTCTTCGCGAACTCCGACGAAGATCGTCCGCTGCCTAGCTTGAGGAACTCCGAGCCATTGAGCGTCGAGGATCTTGCACTTTACCCGGTATCCGCTCGCCTTTAGTTCGCGCATAATCTCGATGAAATAGCCCTTCGCAGATCCTTTTATCAGTCCAGATACGTTCTCAGCGACGAAAGTCTTAGGCTTTAAATCGCGGAGCAGTCGGATGTATTCAAAGAAGAGATCGTCGGTGCGTTGAGCTTTGTCGCTGTATTTCTTCACTTGTCCCCAACCTGCTTGACGCTTTCCTGCGGTTGAGAATGAAGAACAGGGAGGAGATCCGTCGAAGAGGTCGAGATCGCCGGGGTTCATCTTGATCGCGGTCAAGATCTCGGATGCTGTCACTTGTCGAATGTCTCGTCCGTCGAGAATCGTATGCGGTGCCATGTTTGCGCGGTATGTATCGCGAGCGGCGTCGATGAACTCGTTTGCCCATAATACCTTAAAGCCTGCCATCCGGTATCCGGTCGATGATCCTCCTCCTCCGCTGAATGTGCTTATCGCGTTGAATCCGTTCCAAGGTAAGGAGCGGATCTCTGACATAGTTGGGACTTTGTAAGGTGGTTTCATTAGTTCGGCCCTCCAGATTTCCCGCTCCACCGATAGCTGCATTTGGGACATTCGTGTTCGGTGTCGATGTTCTCGTCAACTTCTTGGAACTCTTCTGGAGATGTCGGCTCGATCTCTGGCGGGTTCAGAAAGTTCTCGATCGCATCGCCATCGAATCCTAGCAGACCGAGGTCGAAGTCTGCCTCGCGGAGATCTGCCAGCTCGATGCCGAGCATCTCCTCGTCCCAGCCTGCGTTGAGCGCGAGCTTGTTGTCGGCGATGATGTAGGCGCGGCGCTGCGTGTCGGTCAGGTGCGCTAGGCGGACGCATGGAACCTTGGCTAAGCCGAGCTTCTGCGCTGCCATGACGCGACCATGCCCGGCGATGATTCCGTTATCTTTGTCGATCAAGACTGGGTTAGTAAAGCCGAACTCGCGGATCGACCCAGCGATCTGAGCGACTTGAGCTTCGGAGTGTGTCCTCGTGTTCCTTGCGTATGGGATGAGGTCGGCGGTTTGTATCTGTTCAATCTTCATAGGTAAGTAAAACGGTCGTTTAAGTTAAATTCATACGTTTTTGACGAAAGTAAGGATGACCCCAATGGAGATTTTCGTCAAGGAGACTCCTTAGGGGGGTCTATTCATGCTTTATCAGCGTTAATCCGCTCTCTGATCGCCCTTGCCTGCGCCTCGATAGGTTCGAGGAGACTCAATGCTCGAGTTAGTCGCTCCTTGTCCCAGTTGTCGATGTCATCCTTGATCTTGCGCTGCCATAGTTTGAACGATTGAGTGATGCCTTCAATGGTCACGATTGCCTTTGACTTGTCCTTTGCGTTGCTGCTTTCGTCCTTGTCATTGACCTCGATGCCAAGCGTGAACTCCATCTGCACCTCAGTCTCAGCGACGAAGTCCAGTCCGAAATGCTTCTCTCCGTATTCTCGGCTTGCCTTGATCCACTTGCCTGCCATGCGCTTGGCAAGCATGATGCTGCCATGAATGTCTGCCCATTGTTCTGCGGTTGTATCGTCTGGAATGACGAGCTGCTTATCTTTTGTTATTGTTGTCAGTTGCATTGATTTGATCTCTTATTTGTTTCTTTCGTGTGAGTAATGGAGATGTTGCTTGCTTAGCATATGTCTCGCGAGTGCTGTTGTTCTTCCGCATCTTGGTAATGTCGAACTGGTATTCGTCGCCGCTTAGTAAATCGCGCCATCCAACGACATAGTGGGAGAGCAATGCTCTCGTCACTCCAAGCTCATCGGCGATCTGCTTCTCGCTCTTGGCACCATTAAGTTGATCCAGTCCGGCAGCGATCGCCAAGGCGTTGACCATCACCGGCAGGTTCTTGCTCGCCATGAGCAGTCCGATGACATTGCCGAGGATGAGAGCTGCTTGCCTGACGCCGATGCTGCTTCGGTCGTTGATGATCATCCTGGCGACCTTTAGGCTGACGTTGTAGCGATCAGCAAGAATCTCCTCCTCGGTGTCGATCAACTCCGCCATGTCTGGTTCATAAGATGTGAGGTTGTCGATTATCATGGTGTTGCATTGTTTCGGATCTCGTCGATGTATGTGGCTTGGATCCACTTAGGTGGCTGGCGTCTGCCTGATCTCCAGTCATAGGCCGTCGCCAGGCTGCAACCGATCGCGGCTGCGATCTGCTTCGCTGAATAGCCGGCGATGGCTGACTGAAATGATTTTGCTTTCATCTTTGCGATCATCTAAACGATTGTTAATTATTTGTTATGGTTTGGCAATAGCAAAGTTTCACGCTGTTATTCCTTTCCTGATATTGATCCGCTCGACGACTAGGTTGCGCTCGGATGTATGCTTGTAGGCGTGAGCCAAAGCTCCTCGGCGTGTCGGTGCGGCGACTAGGTAAGGCTCGCCTGACTCGCCGACGAACGCGACCGCGTGCCATTGCAGTCGGCTCTGCTTGTTGTATATCCCAGTGGGTGATGGTTCGAGTTTTGTTTTCATGATTTCTGAATACCAGTTTCTTCGTCGGTGAGGTTGTCGGATGCTTCGTTGAAGAGATCGACGATCTCCTCGATGGAGTATTGATAGTGGTATGGATTCGGCGCCATGCTCTCGACGTATCGGATGATCTGTGAGAGGAGGTATGTCGGCGGCTCGGGTATCGAGTCGGGCGGTGCGGTGTATCTGGTGAGGTCTTCGTATTGTGGGTTAATCATGGTTGTGTTTTGTTGGTTGTGGATTTAGCAGTGTTCAAAAAAACACTGTTCAAATTTAGTGAGATTGCATCCCATCGTCCCCCAATCCCACACGTTCACCCTAATTTCCTACATAGCTACCCAACTTATGTTTTTTCGTTGATTTTGTGAAAAGTGGGTAGCCATTCTAGATAATAAGGTGAACGGGTGGGATGGGTGGGATGGTGGGATTGGGTTCAGAGCAAAACTGGGTTTTTTTCCTCGTTTTGAACACTGTTCAAATGGTGTTCACTTGTAAAAATGAGGTATTGTTTCCGCTCTCGATGCTCCTTGCGGACAGGATCATAATCATGCGAAATGACCCTTGTAATGCGCATGCCGTCGACGCTGATCGTGTCGCCTTCTTGATCCTTGAATAGTTTACCCAGCAGTCTACCTACGCGCATGTCGATTGACTCGCTGAATGTTTTCGCACCTGGTAGTGGGAGATCATGATCTTCAGAAGCCTCTCCGAAATCTGCTGCTGTGAGAGGCTGACCATCGTATCCAGCATTGATGATTGCTCTGGCGATGTCGCGGAGCCATTGTAGGCGCGGGTTAGCGGTGCGCATCTGCTCCTCGCGGTGTCCGTCAAGTAGCGGCGGCAGCCCGAAGATGTTCTGAACAATCCAGTCCATTGATTGGCACCATCGGCGAAAGTCATGCCTGCGTTCAGTTGTAAGCGGTCGACCTTGTGATGCCCATTCACGGATGACCGCATGGACCGCTCCAAGGTATTTGGGTTGATGAGCTTTGATATGAGAAACGATGTCGCCTTCTGGGTAAGTCTTGAAATAATGGTTGTCCGAGCGTTTTCGGATTCTTGTGATGACTGCTCGGTTGGCAAGGTCACGGGTCAGTTCGGCGCCGTTAGTAGAAAGCTGCCATAGAAACGGGGTCACGTCGATGTCGGCCTCGGCACGTAGGGCGCGCGCGGCGACCTTGCCAAGCCCTCGGATGGCGGTTTCCATAATCTGCGAGTCCATGCGACCGCGGAAGTTGTCGAAGCTGATGAAAGGTCGTCCTGTGATGAGTGCGCGTGAAACTCTTTCATCGAGGCTTCCGACTCCACCGGCTGCCTGTGTTATAGCGCTTGGATGTTCGCAATAAATGGCATGGATCATTTTGAAGCGAAAGCTCTTGCCAGATTGTGACTGGTCAGCCTCGGCAAGGTCAAGCGGGAAGTCGTCATCAATCCATCCGCCCATCTTCATAGCTGGTGAGATCAGCGAAGCCATTGCTCGGCTTGCATCACCTCCATCGGGAAAGTCGAAGTCAACAAGAGCATCAGACAGTATCTCAATAGCCTCGTTTAAAACGACCGTTTGAACTTCCTCACCTCCGGTCACAAACGTCCCTCCAGCGTGCGGATGGTAGCCTTTGCCTATTAAAGCTGTGCCACGATCGCCGTCAGGAATGAGGACGGGTGACGAAACCATCTGCCGGATGCGAGGAAGATATTCCCGTGCGCCATCTGATGACAATGCCACGTCTGCGGATGAAGCTGGGAAAGTTGCTGACCTCCAGCGCATCGTGCCGTCCTCTCGTGCCTCTCTGCGCATCACCTTCGCGCCGAAGGTCTCGATAAGTGACACAAGACGTTTTGCGGCCACTGGCACCATTGCAAAAGCGTCGGTATCATCTGCCGCGACCTCGTGAACCATCGTCCCACGCATGAAAAGTCGGTTGGTCGGACCGATGACCGCGAAGATGTGACGTGCCGCTAAGTCATGACCGATCTCACCAGCAGGGACTGGGAAGACGTGTTCAGGGATACATGTCGGGTTTTCCTCTGCCTCCTCGACAGTGCGGGGAGTGGCTGCATTTTTGCGTGGCGATGAGGTCATGGATACTGGTGGAGGTGGACTCCATCCATGTTCTTTTGCCAGCATTACCAAGGTAGCTGCGTGGACATCGGTCAGGCGGTTTTGATATTTCGACGCATACTCTCCTGGTTGTTCTTCTGGTGACCAGTCGCAGAGAGCTGCGGTGCCTTCGGACTCACCTATGGCATCCCAAACAGCGGACGCAATTTTAATCCATTGTTCATATGTTGGGCGCGATGGGATGACCGCTAGCATTTCGCGAGCAATGTCCGGAGTGATCTCTGTAAATGACCTTCCGCCTTTTATCAACATGCCTTTTTTCTTGGTATCTTTGGCAGCCTTTGGTAACTCAAGTGTCCCAGCCAGCGGCTCGAATACTGCGGTGCGGCTGAGATCGAGCCAGGCGCCCGGGTCGTGGCTGACGAACATCAGGCGCACCGGATCCTTACAAGCCTCATCGATCGTGAGGTTGTGGGAGCGGAAGTGATTGCGAGCGGCGACGAACGCAGCGACGTGCTGCTCCTTAGTTGTGCAGATCGGGATCCGAGCGATGCCCTTGACGCCTGCACCGGATGGTGAGACGAAGGCTGCGACGATCCTCGGCTCGGCTTTAAGGATCTCGACAATCTCCTCGACCTCCCAGCCGACATTGTCGGCGGCGTCGAAGTCGAGTTGTAGCAGCCCGGAGTGATGAAATCGCCCCTCATCGATCGCCTTAGCCCGGCGGCCTTCGCAGGTGCCGGAGATACTGACCGCTTGCAGGTCTTTCTTCGCGACTGCATAGCCATCATCATCACCGGCTGCAAGCGTGCTGCGCAGCTTGGCGATCTTGTTGGCGAACTCGTCGCTCTGGATCGCGGCGATCAGGTCTTCGAGGGTTGTGGTTGCCATCGCGCTCGTTGATGTCGCGGATGAGTAAAAGTCTATTTCGG